ACCGCGGGACCAACGTACCAGGTGAAGGGTTCCAAACCGCGGCTAAATGATCTGTTTGACACCGGCAAGACTGAGGAGTTAATCAACGAAATCAAGTCTGCGGGATTGCCTGCGGATATTGCTGCCTTTCTGACAGCGGCCGCCCATCGTCATACGGTGTTCAATTACAGTGCGATCGCTGAATACTACTGTCATGCCCCGGCCAACCTGCAAGCGCTCATGGAGGCGAGCGCTCTAGTAATTATCGACTTTGATCAAGCCATCGAGCGTGGTTTTGTTCAGTTGACCGTTCGTCTTGGAAAGCTGGCTGATCAGGAACTGGAGGCGGCCGATGCGGAATGATTTTGCCATTTTTATTCTGACACACGGCCGGCCTGATAAGCAAATAACGCTTGCTACGTTGGCGAAGGCAGGTTACACCGGAAAAACTTATCTGGTAATTGATGACGAAGACAAACAGGCGGATGAATACAAATCTAAATATGGCAATATGGTATTACAATTCAGCAAACAGGCCGAGGCGCTTAAGTGCGATGGGGGCGATAACCTGGATGATCGCCGCACTATCCTCTACGCGCGGAATGCGGGATTTGATCTCGCGCGCAAGTTGGGCATTAAGTATTTTTTGCAACTGGATGATGATTACCAGAATTTCGAGTACACGGTAGATTCAAAATTCCATTATCGATATATCAAAATTAGCAAAACATTCAACCAACTAATAGATGCCTGGATTGAATTTTATGAGGCGACGCCTGCTCTCAGTATTGCATTGGGCCAGGGAGGCGATTTTCTAGGCGGTGCTGGATCGGTTCATCGTCTGCTGAGGCGCAAGGCCATGAATTCGTTTCTTTGCTCTGTGGAACGCCCGTTCCAATTCCGCGGACGACTTAATGAGGACGTCAACACGTACACCGTTCTCACCCACCAAGGAAAGCTATTTTTTTCGCTTATGCACTGTAAGCTTGTTCAGATGCAGACGCAGGCGAGCCAAGGAGGCATTACTGAGCTATATAAAAAAATGGGCACATATGCCAAGTCGTTTTACACCGTCATGATGTGTCCATCCGCGGTAAAAGTAAGAGATTTGGGTGATTACAAGTCACCGCATTTTCGTATTCATCACAAAATCAACTGGGAACGCATCGCACCCAAAATTCTCGACCCGCGGTTTAAAAAGGTCACTTGACATGGAACTCTTCGAGAGTCTCCCAAACCTTATTCAGCCCAGAGCTTATTTTGTAATGCCCTGGTGCTTTGGCTGCAGCCCTTGCCTGTTCAAAACTGGTAAAGATTGCTTTCAGTTGCTTGAAGGTCATAAACCGAGAATCGAAAACTGATAACTTATATATCTTGTCCATGTCGTGGCTCCTGTCCTGTTGGTATTATTGCGCAAGCTGCTTTTGTGTCAACCCTAATTTTTCGCAGGTAATAAAATGTCTATTCGCAAGGGAGCCGGCAAAAAGGAAAGTGTAATTGCCGCGGCACTCCAAGGCACTTTTGGCAATGTCAGTGCGGCCGCTCGGGCACTTGGGCTGGATCGTCGAACCGTTCAAATACGCATCGCTCAGTCGCCGAACTTGCAGCAGGTTTTGCAGGACGCCCGGGAAAGCATGGTTGACAATGCGGAAAGTGCCTTAGGGCGTGCTGTCCTAGCCGGTGAGGCCTGGGCGGTTTGTTTCGCGCTGAAGACGCAAGGACGCGCGCGCGGTTATGTCGAGCGGCAGGAGATCAAGCAGGAAACACGGCTTGCCGTGACCATGAGCGCGGAGGAACTGACCGATGATGAGCTTGCCGCTATCGCAGCCGGACGCGGCGCGCGAGCTATTACGCAGAAGGATGGCGAGGCGGAGCCTGGTTGAATGTGCCCGCTATACGATGCCTGACTACCAGCCGGCCTGGTTCCACTGCCTGATCAGTGACACGATTAACGAGATGATAGACGGCCCCTTGCGCCGGCTGATCATCAGCTTGCCTCCCAGGCATGGTAAATCCGAACTGATTAGCCGGCGCTTGCCTGCATTTCTTCTGGGGCAAGACCCTGACAATAGCATCATCGCCAGCAGCTACTCCGCCGACCTCGCGGGCAGAAACAACCGCGATGTGCAACGCATCCTCGATGGCGCACCTTACCGCGGGCTTTTCCCTGGCACGCGGTTGAATGACAGTAATTCCCGCACGGTGGCCGGTTCCTGGCTGCGCAACTCAGATTTGTTTGAAGTGGTGGGGCGCCGCGGTGTGTACCGGAGTTCAGGCGTTGGCGGTGGCATCACCGGGATGGGTGGCAAGTGGCTGATCATCGATGACCCGGTGAAAAACCGTGAAGAGGCGGACAGCGCGACCTACCGGGAGGCAACCTGGGACTGGTACACCTCGACGCTGTACACCCGCCAATCCCCAGATGCCCGCATCGTGCTGATTATGACGCGTTGGCATGCTGAGGACCTCGCGGGCAAGCTGCTGGCATTGGCTGCAACAGAGAAGGGCGCCGACCAGTGGCGCGTTATCAATTTGCCCGCGATTGCCACCGCGGAGCGTCCTGAGTATGACATCCGGCAGGAAGGTGAAGCCCTGTGGCCGGAGCGGTTCCCGCTGGCCGACCTGGAGCGCATGCGCGCTTCCATCGGCGATTACCAGTTCAGCGCCCTCTACCAACAAATGCCCAGGGCTGGGGGCGGCACCGAGTGGCCTGACGAGTATTTTCCCAAGTCAATCTGGTTTGACGATTGGCCTGCCACCATCACCCTTCGCACCATCGCCGTGGACCCCAGCAAGGGGAGGGACGGCAAGCAAGGCGACTATAGCGCCATTGTGCGGCTTGGGCGCGACCGAGACGGCACGCTCTACTGTGAAGCGGACCTTGCTCGCCGCTCATCGGAGGCTATCATCGACGCCACCCTGGAAAGCTACTCCGGTTTTCGGGCGGATGCTGTAGCCGTGGAAGCAAACCAGTTTCAGGAGCTATTGGCGGCTCAGATTGCGACCCGTGCCCGTGAAGCGGGCCTGCCGATCCCGATTGTGCCGATGGTCAATACCGTCTCCAAGCTGACCCGCATCCGCCGGCTGGGACCGTATTTGGGACAGCATTCAATCCGGTTTAAGTCGTCCAGCCCGGGCACTAAACTTCTGGTAGACCAGTTGCGCGACTTCCCGACCGCCGACCATGATGACGGCCCGGATGCGCTGGAAATGGCGCTGCGGGTTATGATTGACCTTCACAATGGCCGGCAGGCAACCCAACCGGCAGCCCGGAGGCTTCGCGTATGAATTGGTGGCAACGCATCTTCTCGCCCCGTCAGGCACCCGCTCAACCCTCCGCCCGCCAGCAACGGGAGGAACTGGAAGAGCAGATCAAGCTTAAGCGGCTGGCCCGGGCTAACAAGCTGTTGGAGGGGTACGCTAACCAGGATTACTGGTTGACCGCCTACAGCGACATCCTAGCCCGTTACCGAGACGGCGGCGTTCTGTCCTACCCGATCAGCCAGCCCACCGATCGGAGGTATGGAAGTAACTTCCCATTCTGGGTATCTGAGCAGCAATTATCGCTTGTCCGAGCGCAGGCCCGCATGATCACGACCATGAACCCCAACGCTCAGGGGCTGCTGAACGGGTTAACCTCATATGTCATCGGAACTGGCTATACGTACAAAGCTCAGGCCAAGCCCGAAGCTGACCTTGATAATGATCTCATCACCAAGGTTCAGCGCATCATCGATCGATTTATCGACGACAACAGCTGGGCCGAGATGGAACAGGAACTATTCTGGCGCAGCCGGGAAGACGGCGAGGCGTTCCTGCGGCTGTTTCCACAATCGTCTGGCCGGCTGGCCGTGCGCACGGTCGAGCCGGAGCAAGTTTACCAGCCACCGGGCAGCGATCTCCCGCATTACAGTTACGGTATCAAGACCGATCCAGACGATGTATTTGAGGTAAAAGCGTACTGGGTGAGCTACCTCGCACCTGGCGGCAAGGACGGCAGCGAGACGGGCAACATTGGTGAGGAAGTCGATGCCGAGGACATGGTGCACATCAAGTGCAACGTGAAGCGCGCCATCAAGCGCGGGCTGAGCGATTTTAGCTACGAAACCCTGGATGCGTTCTTGGTCGCCGGCAAGCTCCGGGCCAACATGGGAGAAGGGGCCGCGGTGCAGGCGGCCATCGCTGGCATCCGCCAGCATGACGCCAGCAACCTGGCGCAGGTGGAAAGCTTCGTTACCAGTCAGATTGATTACGCAACCTACAGCCCCGTCACGCAGAAGGAAACCGATTACCAAACGCTCCAGTCCGGCAGCTTTCTCGACATCCCCAAAGGAATGAACTATGTGCCGCCGCCCGGAGCCACCAACGCACAGGCCCATCTTGGCGTTTTTCAAGCCTTGCTCCGCAGTGCCGGCAACCGGCACAATGCGCCGGAATGGCTGGTTAGCAGTGATGCCAGTAATAACAATTTCAGCAGCAGCCTGACGGCAGAAAGCCCTTTCCTGCGCAACTGTGTCCGATTGCAAAAGTTCTACGAACGGCCATTCAAGCGTGTCATCCTTGCCGCCATACAAACCGCGGCTAAAGCGGGTATCCTGCCCAGCAATATCCTTGACCTCATCGACCTGCAAGTTACAGCGCCCTCCGTGGAAACCAGGAACAAGGCCGAGGAAGCCCAAGCCAACCAGGTCTATGCCACCCTCGGTGTCAAGTCTGCCCAGACAATCGCCCACGAAATCGGGCTGGACTGGGACGCTGAACTAGCCAACCAGCAGGAAGCCCGACAGGAACTAGGCGCGGCATCACCGCTGCCAACTGATCCCAGCCAACTTCCGCCAGGGCAGGGCGAACTATTCCCGCCCGAGGAAGACGCTGCGGAGGCGGTCACCGAGGCTGAAGGCGGCAAGTACGATCACATCGACTTCACGCCCCCCAAGGGTGCCCGTACAGCCGCCAAGCGGGCGTTGGAAGTCCGGGCGTCCAAGCCCGAGTCTCAGCGAGGCATGACGGCGGTGGGCATCGCCCGCGCCCGCGACCTCGCCAATGGGTCCAAGCTCAGCCCCGAAACGGTCAAGCGCATGAAGGCGTTTTTTGACCGGCACCAGTCCGACAAACAGGGCGAGACTTGGGACGATCAGGGCGCTGGCTGGCAGGCGTGGATGGGCTGGGGTGGCGACCCCGGCTACGCATGGGCCAAGAAGGTCGTCAAGCAAATGGACGCCGCCGACGGAGCGACGGAAGGGAAGGCCAAGCCCCGCTGGAGGGTCTGACCCTTGGCCACCCTGTTCAATAGTCGAGCAGCGGCACGGGTCGGTATTGAGCAGGCCCGCACGCTCGCCCATGCTGACCGCATTGCCGACGGTATCGACGGCCAAGTCGCCCGCATCTGGTCGCGCATCCTGCGACAATTGGCAACCAAGCCCCTGCCCGTGGATACCCGCGGCAAGGTCGCCGGCTGGTTGCGAGATATCTACGCCCTGACGCTGCATGGGCTGTCGAACGGGATGAAGGACATCGCCCACGCCAGCCATGCTCGCACGATTGACACCTTGATAGCGGATGTGCCACAGGTTGCTTTGGCTGTGGCGCTGGCGTCTCATGCGAGCCTGTCGTCACCCCTGCAAGAGTCTCGCAAACTGACTGAGCCGCAGCGCCGTCAAGTCGAGGCCCAGCTATTCCCTGCCCTGTCTGCGGAGCGTGTTACGAATATCGTCATGCAGCCGACCAACGGCATGACCTGGAATGCGCGGATAGCCCGGATCAGTGGATTGGCCCCGCCCGAGCAACTGGCTGCCCTCGTCGTTCAAGGCATGTCGCAGGGCCAAACGGTCGACCGCATGGCCCGCATGATGCTGCCCAGTGTCCAAGGGGTGCGCACCTCCGCCCGCCGCATCGCCCGCACGGAGGGAATGCGAGTCGCCCATGAGGCACGGATGACCGCCTACGACGGGCTGGGCGACCTCGTCATCGGCTACCAGATCCACGCGACCATGGACTGGCGAGTGCGGCCTCACCATGCTGCCCGCAACGGCACGGTTTATCTGAAAAACCCCAAGCCCGGCCAGCCTTCCACGGCGCACATGCCGCGGCCGCCATTGGAGGAAGATGGCACGGTCGCCTATAACTGCCGTTGCTACCTCACGCCGGTTTTGGAGGTCGACCCCGAGATCGAATCCGACCCCGCGGCCAAGGCCCTGTTTACGGATAATGATCATAAGCTAGTGCCTGACCCGGTTGCCT